AGTAGCCAAACTCCGCGCACTCCAAGGGTGGATCAATGACGTTCGATGAGGCGTTTGACCTGCTGCTCAAGCACGAAGGTGGTTTTAGCAACCACTCGGCTGATCCTGGCGGGGCTACCCGGTACGGCGTCACCGAGGCCGTGGCGCGGCAGGAAGGCTATACGGGCGATATGAAGGACTACCCGCTAGCCGAGGCCAAGAAGGTCTACAAACGGCTGTATTGGGATGCCATGCGCTTGGACGAGGCGCGTCCTGAAGTGCGGTTTGACCTGTTTGACGCCGGGGTGAACTCCGGTGTTGCGACGGCTACGCGGTGGGCGCAGCGGATTCTGTTTGTGCGCGACGATGGAGTCATGGGGCCGGTTACGGTTCAGGCGCTAATGACGATGAATCCCGCCCTGTTCCGGTCGCGCTACAACGGCGCCAGGCTCAAGTTCATGGCAGGGCTGCGGCAATGGGACTCTTTTGGGCAGGGTTGGGCGAGACGGATTGCTGACAATTTGATGCGCTAGGAGGCGACATGCGCTCTGACGGCATCCCCAAGAAGTTCCAACTGCTTGGGCATACGATCACGGTCAAGATTGTCCCGCCGTCCAAGTGGAAACACGGCAAGGGCTGCGTCGGCATCTGGTTTCCCGACGACCACCGCATCGAGATTCTGTCCACGGCCAAGGGGTCATACCGTCAGCAGGTTTGGGCGCACGAAGTTGTCCACGCCATGCTTGACCTTGCCGGATACGAAAACCTTTCCCACGACGAGCAGTTGGTAGACCGACTCGGCCACCTGCTCCAGCAAATGCTTACCACGATGGAGTGACCATGCAGCTCAAGGCGACCGACGAACAAATCCTGCAAGCCCTAAAGAACGCCAAGGGGATTCGCGCAGCGGCTGCAAATGCGTTAGGTATCAACGAGCGCACCCTGATGGCTCGCATAAACAAGATGCGAGCAAGGGGCTATTCCGTACCAGACTCCACCTACCGGCAACCCATCGCAGCGATTGACCACGGCGACTACGAGTTCACCCCGCTCCCTGACAGCGACGTTCCCATCGAGGAACTGATTGAGCAGCGCAAGCGTCAGTTTTCGCACAAGCGCGAACACGAAGAAGCGTCCAAGCTCATTCCCATCAAGATCAAGATACCCGGCGCGGTAGGCATCTTGCAGTTCGGTGACCCCCACGTTGACGACGACGGCACCGACATTGAGGCGCTGGAAAACCACACGCGCCTTGTGAACGAAACCGAGGGGATGTTTGCCGTCAATGTGGGCGATACCACCAACAACTGGGCTGGACGTTTGGCAAGGCTTTACGCCGACCAGAGTACGTCAGCAGCGCAAGCGTGGCGGTTAGCCGAGTGGTTTATTGGTCGCTGCAAATGGCTGTACATGATCGGAGGCAATCACGACCTGTGGTCGGGTTCTGGTGACCCGCTACGGTGGATTGCCAAACAGCAGGATGCGCTGTACCGGGCAAGCGAGGCCAGGATTGCCCTGCGATTCCCGAACGGTGCTGAAGTGCGGGTCAACGCCCGTCACGATCACGCCGGTTCGTCAATCTGGAACCCGGCACACGGCCCGATGAAGGCGGCGATCATGGGAACACGCGACCACATCTACGTCGCCGGACACAAGCACGAATCGGCCTACAGCGTTCTGAAAGACCCTATCACCGGCATTGCCATGCACGCTATCAAAGTGGCGTCGTACAAGGTCTACGACCGATATGCGCGAGACAAGGGCTTCAGGGACAACGCCCTGTCGCCCTGCTGCGTGACGGTCATAAATCCGGAATTGCCGCCACATCACCCGGATATGGTGAAGGTGTTTTGGGAGCCAACGGAGGGGGCGGAGTACCTACGGTTTTTGAGGCGCAAGCCTGTCTGAACAGCTCCCGCTCTCGTTTAGTCCGAAGTGTGCAGAACCGCTGATGAAGGCGGTTCACGATGCTCCACCGAGACTTTCCCTCGATCTCCTCGTTGAGGGCCGTAAGTACTTCGTCCTCGGTCATGGAGGAAATGGCGTCGTTCAGTTCTTTCCAGTTCATTTGTTCATCCGTTGTAAGTAAAGCGTTTGCAGGGCGACCACCGTATCTTCGGGGTCGCGCCCCTCGTACCACTCGCCCTTGGGCTGGAATAGCCCCTGAAACCGTTTCTGGCCGTCAGAGAGCCGCCCACCCTTTGCCTTGACCTCAACCCAACAGGTGTACGCTTTTCCGTCCTGTAGCGGCTTTACGGCGAGCAGGTCGGGTATGTCGTGACCGGCGCTGCCGAAGTCGATGACCTCAAACCCTGCTTTGCGCAGGGCTTGGGCTATGTCCTGATGGTTGTTGTCCCGGCGTTTGGCGTATCGCATCCCGACAGTATGCCAATTACCCAAGCAATTCAAAATTCTGATATGAGGCAATGGCCGATTCCGACCAATACGCCGCGCTCGCGTGACGCTCAATGCGCTCCATCAGAGTGATGGCACGAACATACCGCGAATTTGAGGTGTATCGGCCTTTCCAATGAACGTCTAACCCGACGTTTCGAGCGACGTTGCAACTGTCCGCGCTGGCTAACGGCAATTTGCTAAAAACGCCGGGGTCAAGCATTCGCAGTCCGTGCAGTTTTACCCTCGGCCTCCCTTCCTCGTCGCAAATTACGCGCATTGCCTCTGCCATGCGTTTCCACCAGGGATCATTTCCGACCTTGGCGTACACGCCAGATGATCCAAGCGCCAGTCTTGGGTATTCAAGCAATCTCTCAAGCCGGTCTAATGACTCATGCATATGCCAAACGGGAACCGACAACCATTTCGGCAAGCCCCAATCGTTTAGCAAAGCGTCATTGTCTTGTTCCGATCCGTCAATCTTGTCGGGGATGATGCACCACTCCACCGCAGGGTGCCTTATCCACTTTTCGGCCCAAGCCGCATATCCAGAAAAATCGTAAGTTTTGCCCTGCCGCCACGCACTAAACGCGCCATTGTCCAAAACAACCGACTGGCAAATTTCTGCGGCGATCTCCATTTGCTCCGGGTGTTCGTAACTAACCATCGCGTGTTTCGCCGCAAATGACTTGATCATGTCGCCAACCGGAGTCATTGGGGTGCCGTGGTAATGAATCATGGAATGCCAATCAGTTTGTGAGTTTGCAGAGAAAGCTTATAGCCGTATTTTTTGCAAGCGTCTACGCAAATCTTCATGGCGCGACGACCATTGCTAACCGGTTGCAAATACACCGGAACGAATTGGTTCACGTGCGGCAAAACCTCAACTTGCAGCCTTGTTATATCGTCAGCGGTCGTTACGACCTGTTTTATTTCGTTAGCGGCCTTCAATGCTTGCGCTGACAGCGGCTTAAAAAACTTTGGACTAACCGTAATCCAAGCAGGGCCATATACGTCATAACAACCGCTGGTTTCCACTTGAACAGACCGGCCTTCTGCCCACAGGCACTTTAGCAATCTGCGAATGTTTTGCTCAAACGGCTCGCCGCCCGTGATAACAACGTGACGGGCATCATATGGCAGCGCTTGAAGGATGTCGGCTAAAGCGGTCGGGCTTCCTTCATGCGGCCAAGTAGTTTTGCTGTCGCACCATGAACACCCTACGTTGCAGCCCTGCAAACGGATAAACCAAGCTGGCGTGCCAGAAAAGTGGCCCTCGCCTTGAATAGAAAAAAACTGCTCATTCAATCGCCATTCTGACGGGCCTTTCGTTCCGATAATTGCGCCAAAATGGCGCATGAGCGGGCGCACGTTGATCCACCGGCTCATTTGTTGTTCAACGCCTTTTCGGCTTCAGCCGAGAATGTAAACCCATCAATGCCATAAGAGTAGACCGTACCGTCTGCCCAGACGACCATGAACTGCCCACCGGCATACTTCCAGCAGCCGTAGGCTCCGACCTTGCCGCCCTTTTCGGTGGTGTAGACCATGCGCTCATCCTCCGGGCATTGCGCCTGTACCGTGGTGAACACGATCTGACCGCCGTCGCTGTTGGTGAAACTGCCAAGAATTGTGAAGTTCTGTGCGACTGCGATGCTGCTGGCGAGGGCCAGGATTGACCAGATTTTCATTTTTCCTCCGTTAATCAATGGATCGGTCAGGTGCGTCTGCCGAGGCAGGGCGCTCATCAACCTTGTATGCCTTGCCTTCGCAAGACGGGACGCTGTGCCAACCGAAATGCGTGGCGTGGGAACACCAGATTTCGTTTGCCGTGCGTGTGAGATATGCCGACCAGAAACAGGTACGGCAGATGGCAAGGGGGTCTGTCATTGGCCCCTCGCACGAATGGCGCTGACAATTTCCTCTCCGTTGGCGTCGCAGATGCACCATTCCAAGATAATTTGGCAAACCGCATCCCGCTCACGCTCAACAACAAGGGCGGCGAAGCGTTCAAGCAATCGCATTGTCCACGGGTCAAGTTGTCCCGCGTGGCCTTTGTAATCTTTTGTGACTACCTCGCGGTGCGCCTCTCGCGCCAGTCGGATGATGTCGTCGCGGGTCATGCGAAAATGTCCGGGATAACGCGAGGCGTGATCAAGCGATAACTCGCATACTTCTTGCCGTTGCGAGTTTCGTACTCGGTGGTAATGCACAGCCCCTGTCGCCGCAGGTCATCAACCCTAGCGGCCAACCGAAAGCACCCGTAGTCGCGTAGCGCATCCAGCGGCGTGATGCTCTTGCCGGATTCCAGATGCGCCCTAATCGCATCAACCTGTGTCATACGTTACCCATCCTCTTGTTTGCTGATATGGTTCGATAAACGTCAAGGACAATCTGTTCGGTACTGCGCTTGTTATTGAGAAACGAATACAGCTGTAGCGCCTTGACGTACTCTTCATGCGCCTCAACGGTCTTGGAGTGTTGGGTAGCGGTGGCCTGGCGCTCGGCCACCGTCCCGTCTGCGTGGGTAAACACGGCTTCGCGGGTGCGTTTGTAGAAAAACTCTGCCCGCTCCACCTCGCCCTTTGCCATTGCGCATTTCTCGTCGGTATCAACGAGGAACCGCAATGCCTTCTCTGCCCGATCTTCGCTGATCATACGCCGCACATCCCTTCGCATTCGTTGTTGAACATATCGACCTGCCCATGGTCGGCAGCGGTGGACAAGTCCACCTCGTCAAGCGGAACGCAGGATCGGTGCATAAACTGCCGTCCGCGTATGCCCGGTTGTTGCCGGATAGCGGCATCCACCTCAAGCGCATCTCCCCACGCTTCAGGGTCGGCCTTAATTGCCCGCCATTCGTGGTCGGAGTGATACGGGCATCCGATGCAGGATGACTTCGGCGGCAGCGGGTAGCCTTTGCGCTCCATCCAGTTAAGGCAGTCGTGCCGCGCCATGCCTTTCTCAATCAACGGCCAGCGATGCACTTTCCACGGCTCTTGACTCGGCTTCATACGCATCGCCTCGTCGGTGCTAATGCCAATAAGCATTTCGCACAGCACTTCCTTGGCGCGCTGTCTCGGCACAAGCCCAACTAACTCCCGAGTTTTTTTGGTCAAAGGGCCGATCTTGTACTCGGCGGTGCATTGCCGCCGCCCCATCGCCCTATCCCCGTTCGGCATCACCATGTGCCACGGAATAGCGGCAAATCGTTGTCCCGTGGTATTTGAACGGGACAATGCATCGGCTCGCAAATCTCCACGCTGTACTCGATGCACCGGAAACGGCAGTTGTTGCTCTAGCCAGTCAAGCCAGTCGTACACTTTACGAGGCTCCCATCCGGTATCCGCAAAGATCGCCGCTTCAACCGGCTCAATCTCACCGTGAGCAATCATCAACGCCATTGTTGATGACTGCACTCCGGCCCCTAGTGACAAAAAGCGTTTCATCAGAACGGCGGCAGTTCGTCGTTCAGGTCTGCCGTCCCCCAATTGTCCTCGGTGACCTTCTGTGCGGGCTTGGGCGCTTGCCCTTCCTTCTTCTGGAAGGATATGGACAGATACCCCATGCCGCCCTTGGACTGCTTCTTCCACGCGGACAGGC